ATCCGGTAACCAAAGCATATGTTGACGGAGAAGTTTCTGATTTGCAAGGGCAGATCACCCAAGAAATTTCTGATCGTGAATCAGATGTAGATGCTGAAGAGTCTCGTGCTCTTGCAGCAGAAGGTTTGCTAAGTGGTCGCATTGATGTACTAGAACAAGATCCTACAACTAAATCGTATGTCGATCAAGAAATAGGTTCTGAAGAATCTAGAGCTATGCAAGCTGAACAAGCTTTGGACGGCAGACTAGATATTTTAGAACAAGATCCTACCACCAAAACTTATGTTGATGGTAAAGTACTTATGCTACAAGGCGAAGTTGATTCGGAAGAATCACGTGCTATGGCAGCAGAAGGTGCTTTAGATGGTAGACTTGACGTTCTTGAACAAGACCCTACTACCAAAGCATATGTAGATGAAGAAGTTCTAGACCTTCAACAACAAATTTCTCAAGAAGTTTCTGCTAGACAATCCGAAGTTTCTAATGAAGCTTCTGTACGTCAATTGGCTGATAATGCTCTTGATGGTAGATTAGATATTCTTGAGCAAGATCCTACTACAAAATCCTATGTTGATCAAGAAGTACAAGATCTTCAAGGACAAATCACTCAAGAAATTAGTGATAGACAGTCTGATGTAAACGCAGAAGAATCTCGTGCAATGGCTGCTGAGTCTGCTCTTGATGGACGTTTAGACGTTCTAGAAGCTGACCCGGTTACTAAGTCATATGTTGACGGAGAAGTTAGCAATTTACAAGGTCAAGTCTCTACTGAAAAAGGGCGTATTGATGCTATACTTTCTGCTTCGCAAGCTGATAAAGATTCGTTTGCAGAAATCGTACAGTTAATTAACAGCGTTGACACTGCTAATGATAATGCATTTGCTTCATATGTTCTTAGTAATAATGCTGCATTAGCACAAGAAGTTAGCGATAGACAATCTGACGTTAACGCAGAAGAATCTAGAGCACTTGCTGCCGAAGGTCTTCTTGATGGACGTTTAGATGTTCTTGAAGCTGATCCAGTAACAAAGAGCTATGTTAACGCTGCAGATGCTCTTCGATTAAAACTTGATGGTTCAAATTCAATGACAGGTCAATTAAATATTGATTTGCCTGCAAATTCACAAATGGCTTTAAGAGCTACGAGTGTGCCTACTTTAAATGGCATTATCGGGGCAATGAATTTTCAGCCATATAATGGAACTGGGTATACCTCTTCCGTTAAATTAAGTGGTATTGCAACTGAGGGCCATACATCATCAGCTCGTGGAAGTAAGCTAAACATAGAGGCAACTGCCAACGGTTCTACAAGTAGAACAGTGGTAGCTTCTTTTGCAGGCAATAGAGTCGATATGTTTCAGAATTTATACGTTAATAACGTATTAATTCCAGATACAACCTATGTCGATAGTCAAGTTAGTGCTGAAGCAAGTGCTAGATCTGCTGAAGATTTAACATTGTTTAAAAAAGATGGAAGTAGAAATTTAGAAGGTAACTTCTTATTTTCTGCTGAAACCTTTAACATTGGTAATAGTACAGCAAACAGACCTAATCAAATAAACGTTAAATCAAATATTTTATTAGGATATAGTAATACTTCTTCTACAGCGCAAACGACAGCATTTGGATCTATGAGTGGTGCTGGCTTAAATCTTACTAACTTTACTGGTAATCCTTCTATAGTTCTTGGCAGATATGGTTACAACCCGACTACAAGTACGTATTCTGCCCTTGCAGCAGAAACTATTATGGGTGTAATTTCTTTTGGCGGTGGTTTAAGTACTAACAGCGTCGCATCACCAATAGTATCAATTGCAGGCGTAAGCAATGAAGCTTTAAGTACTACTAATAGAGGTAGTAAATTAAGATTTAGTGTTATACCAAATGGTACTTCTTCTTTTCAAACACCAATGGAAATTGTTGGTAATGAAGTTAGAATGCTTAGAGGACAAAAAGTAGCATATTCCACAAAAGCAGTAGATTATACTATTGTTGAAAGTGATTATATTATTGCTGTTTCTGATCTTTCTGTATCTCGCGTAATGACACTTCCAAGTGCTTCAGTAATGGGCGCTGGAAAAGTGTTTATTATTAAAGAACAGTCAGGAGCTGCATCACAATCTAAATATATTCAAATTCTACCTCAGTCTGGTCAACAGATTGATGGGCAATCTGATTATAAAGTTGTAATGCCTTACGAATCGGTAATGCTTGTTTCTAACGGAACACACTGGTTCATTATATAATTTATAAACTTGAGGGGTTCAGAGAAATCTGGACCCTTCTTAAAATATGTCCAAACACTATACAAAAAAGTTTAAAGAGGTCTTCGAGGAAGTCCTCAAAATCGCAGAGCTTGAAGGGCCAGAGAGGGGCAAACTGGCCTTTCGAGACGCGATGCTTGCAATCGGACATGAGGAGCGTGTTAGGAACCTATATAGGGTTCAAGACAAGCTTACTAAGCAAGCCAAGTTCTTTGTACCAAATGCTCCACAAGAACAGTATTTAAAGACAAAAAGTACGCGTAACATTATCCTCAAATGTAGGCAAGTTGGCTTTACGACTTTAAACTGTATTCGTGCTTTAGATTATGCTTTGTGGGAAAGCAACATGCGAACCGGCGTTTTATGCCACAAGTTGCAAGTTGTTAAAACCATCTTTAATGATATTACAAAATTTTGCTATAATTGGTTCCTAAGAGATTGGGGCCATATGTATAGACCAGAAGAAAAAAGTGATTCTTCAACCTCTCTCTCGTTTGCAACTGACGGTCTTGGCCGTCCATTAGAATCTTCAATTCTAGTGCTACACGATTTCCGAGGTAAGACTATTCATTTTATGCATGTATCTGAAGCATCACGTTTAGAAAAAGATCGCCTTGTTGGTTCACTAAACGGCGTACCGGATAACGGAGAAATCACGTTAGAATCAACCGCAGCAGGTAGATCTGGAGAATTTTACAGATTGTGGCAGTCTTGGCGAAACAATAAACAAACTGCCCCTTACAAAGGATTTTTTGTACCTTGGTATAGATACTACCCAGAAAATATAGATGACTGGGAATTTCCAAAAGAAGGCACATTAAGTAGCAAAGAAATGGAAATGCTAGAATCATACCCAAACAAAATCACTAAGAATCACATTTTTTGGCGCAGATACTGTATTGAAGCTAAATGTGGTGGCGATGAAGAATCGTTTGAAAATGAATACCCAACGAATGATTTAGATTGTTTTTTAACTGGCGATGCCAATGTGTTTTCAAGTAGCATTTTAAAAATGCAAGACAGAAACACAAAGCAGCCAGTATTTGTAGGGCATCTAATTAGTCATGGAAATGTTTTAGAGATCCATGAGGATGCTAAAGGTTGTGTCAGTGTTTGGGAAGAACCTGAACCTGCGCGTGTCTACGTAATTGGAGCTGATCCAAGTGGTGGTGTCGGACAAGATAATGGAGCTGCCTACGTAAAAGATACGAAAACCGGAAAATTAGTTGCACGTATTTGGGGTGATTTAACCCCAGATGACTTTGCAAAAGAACTATATAAGTTAGCTAAATTTTATAACAATGCTTGGATATGCGTTGAATCAAATAATCATGGTCACGTTGTATTGCATGTTCTTAAAGAGATTGGTTATCGTAATCTCTATAAACGATCTGCAATTGACGAAATGACCAATAAACCAACTAAAAAAGTTGGGTTTTTGACAACCAACCAAAGCAAGATTTTGATAACTGAAAAGTTAAAAACTGCAGCTAAAGAAGGTAAAGTTATTATCTTAGATGCAGATTTAATTTCCGAAATGTCAACCTTTGTGCAAATTTCTGGTAAAAGTGGTGGAACGGTAAAACGTGAAGCTTCATCTGATGCTCATGACGATCTTGTTATGGCAGCAGCTTTAACAGAAGAAATGCATTCGGCTAGAGACTGGGATACAACTACAGAAAGTACCATGAATGAAATTATGGAACTAGTTGTAGATCCTGATACTGGCTTTATTGTTGGGTAATTTGGCACACTGCTAAGTTACTCTTGGTGAGTGACAATGAAAAATCCATTCGAACGTGATGAACAAGACGTTCAAGAACGTGATAGTGAAAAACATGCTATTCGTGTTGTTAGGGCATTTATGCTTAACAGCAAAGAATATCGTGAACCTCATTTAGAGTTAGCTAGAAAATCTAGAGAACTTTATGAAAATTGGAGTCCTTCCGGTCGTTCTATTGTTCAACGTGCTAATCTTAAACTTCCTTTTGGTTTTACAATCATTGAAACACAAACACCACAAATTGTAGACGCCTTCTTTAGAGGGGGTAGTGTAATACAATTTAAAGGTCAAGATTATCAAGATGCTATGTGGGAAGATCCTATGACGGATTTCCATCACCACCAATTTGAAGAAATGGGTTTTCAAAGCAAAACCGCCAATTTTATTAAGGCTATGTTATTAGACGGTACAGCCATTGCAAAAGTACCTTACCGATATAAAGAACTTGAAACCTTGCGTAGAGTTACGCAAATAGATCCTATTAGCGGCATGCCTATTTCGATGAAACAGCCAGCCGTAGAGGTTCTCTTTGATGGGCCTGATCTTGAGATTGTTCCTATCTATGATTTCTTTCCTGACTGGACTGTTAAACGTCCCGGCGATGTTGTTGCTATGCGCGGTTGCGTACATCGTACCTACAAAACCATTACCGCGTTACGTCAAAATACAAACTACAAAAACGTAGACGAGATTGAGATCAGCCTTCAAAGTAAAGGTAATTCGGCATGGGCAAAACCCTATTATTCAGATGACTATAAAGCAGACTTCGATAAACTTAACGACAACGTAGAAGGTATCAAAGATGAAGGTGAAGTAGAAGTTTGGGAATACTGGGGCTTATTTGATCCTAAAAAAGATGGTGAATTTAAAGAATATCTAATCGTTATTGCAAACGGCGATGTGGTATTACGCATGGAAGAAAACTTCTATGATTACAAATTTAAACCGTTTGTTGCATGTCCTAACTATTCTAGAGAATCAGAATTTTATGGTATTCCAGAATTGTTGGCTGTTCGTTCCTTAATTAAAGAAGCCAATACTCTGCGTAATGCCAGACTTGATAATATCAACTTATCTGTCAATCCTATGTGGATTGCAGACCGAGCAGCAGGTATTAACACTAAAAGTTTATTTTCTAGACCTAATGGTGTTATCTGGACTAATGACATTAATGGTATTAAACCTCTTCCACCTATGGACCCGTCTATCGGATCTAGAGAAGAGATGGCCTTTATCCAAGGCGATATCCAGAATGCAACGGCTCTTGTAAATGCAGCTCCTATTGCTTCTAACTTAGGTAAGCAATTTGGCCGTTCTGCAACAGGTGTTAACTTTATTCAAAGCTTTGCAAGTTCTAGAATCAGTCTTAAAGCTAGAACATTGTCTGAAATGTATTTTAAACGCGTAGCGCAAATAATGCTTATGACAAATAGGCAATTCGTGACCGAGGATCACTGGGTTAGAGTTTCTGATCCTAACTCACCTAACCCATTCACGCAATTGCCAGCGGATGCGTTCTTCCGGTCTTTTGATTTCGTGGTAGAAACAGCCTTAGAAAATGGGGGACCGGAGGGGCAATTTCAAAAGATACAAACGGTCTCCCAAATACTTCAGGCTATTGAAAACTCTCAGCCCGGAACAGTCAAATCTGAGGTATTGCTAGAGGCCCTATTACGCCCCCTCTTAGGACGTCAGGTTAAACGTTTTGTAAACAGCCCAGAAGAGCGGCAAGCAATGCAAATGCAGCAATTAGCAGCCCAACAGGCTATTAATGCGCAGCAAGGAGCAGCTGCCCCTCAACCAATGGGCGCTGAACCACAATTAAATCAACAACCAACACTTGACATTTTAACCGGACTTGGGTTACAATAAACTATGTTGTACGAAAATGAAAATCTAAAGTTATGGATGCCAGAAACTGGTGAATTTACATCTAAAGAAGAAATTATAGATGGTGAAAAAAAACGCATAATTGAAGAAGGCCATGCTTTAGAAGCTATGTTAAGGTCTGATGGCTGGAAAGTAGTTAATAGTTTACTTGTTGTTACAATAACAGATTTAAAAGAAAAGCTTGCTTATGAGCAAGATATTGAAAAGATTCGTCGCCTCCAAGAGGCTATAAAAGCTTACCAAAATGTCCTAACCTATGTTGATTATAAAATCGCAGAGGGTAGGGCTTTGGCTGAACAAAACCAGTCCCCTAAAGAGGGCTAAACTGTAGGAGGAACACATGGCAAACGAGACAATCGCAAATCAACAGGCGACCTCGCAAGAAAGCAATGCTCAGGCCACAACTGAGCAACAGACCCCTGAGTTGTCTACTCAAGGACAATCTGCAGCAGTTGAAGACGCTAACTCTATACCGCAAAAATTTGTTGGTAAGAGTCCAATGGAAATCATTCAAGCTTATAAAGAGCTTGAGCGAGATCGTGGACGACTAGCAAGCGAATTAGGGTCAGCTCGAAAAGACAAAGAGGAGCTAGAGACAAGATATAAACAAGTTGAGAGCGCATACGCTACTCATCAAAATCAAGTCCAAGCACCTAGACAGGTTCAAATCCAAGCAGAGGAAGAAGTGGACCCTGTTTCTGTATTTGAGGCTAAGTTTGAAGAAGATCCAAGAGTTGCTATTAGAGAGGCTTTAAAAGAGCTAAACAATTCTGTATCTAACAAACTTAAAAAACAGACTCTTGCACAAATGCAAGCAGAAGCTGTAGAATACTACAATACACAGAAGCGGAATAATCCCGACTATGCTAGACGAGAACCAATTATGCAGCAACTAGCAGCTGAGTTATCTGATATAGTAAAACCAGAACATGTTAACTCTGTTCGAGTTTTAAAAGCTTTAGATTTAATGTCTAAAGGATTAAATATAGATCACTACACAAGCGAAGCTGCTGCGCGCGCGCAGAAAGATGGTCTTTCTGTGCGATCTGAAAAACAACGTGCGCAGTCAGAATCGGCCTCTTCTCAAGGTGATAAGCAAGTTAGTTTTGCTGAATTATCCTTAGATGATATGCGTAAAGCATTAGGTAGATCTGACGACTAATTAGGAGCTAAAAAATGGCTACATCGACAACTACTACAAATGCAGCAAATCTGCACTTGTATTATGAGAAAAAACTCCTTAGCACACTTGAACCTCGTTTGGTCCTACAACCTCTCGGAAGAAAACAAAGACTTCCAAAAGGAAATGGAAAAGACGTTAAGTGGCTAAGATATTCAGCAATTGCTGGATCAGTAAGCACTTTGACAGAAGGAACTCCTCCTGCCGAAATCGCTTTCAGTACTTCAAACGTAACAGCATCAATTTCCCAATACGGACAATATGCTAAAGTTTCTGACCTTTTGTCAGACACTGCAATTGATCCTGTAATGGATAATTTGTCTGAGCGATTTGGTGTTGCTGCTGCAAAAACTATTGAACAACTTATCGTAAGTGAGTTGGCCAATAACTGCGCAAACCAAAACGTAAACAACCGAGCAAACTTTGCTGCAATCCAAGCTGGCGATGTTCTTTCACACAAAGAACTTATCGAAGCTATGATTCGTCAAAAAGCAGACTACATCGGACCACACGAGTCTGGTGATTATGTTGCAGTTCTTCACCCAAGAGCTGAATATGATCTGCTAGTTGATACCAATGCTGGCTCTTTCCTAGACATTCAAAAATACACCGATAACCGTCCTTTAATGAACGGTGAAATTGGTAAAATGTACGGGATGAGATTCTTGGTTTCTGACAAAATGCTAACTTCTGTTGGTAGCGGAGTTGGTGGAATTGATGTTCATCAATCTTTCGTCATTGGCGAAGAAGCTTTCGGCGTTGTTGAATTAAACAGCGATGCAATGAAAATGATTGTAAAACGCCATGGTTCTGCTGGAGCTAACGATCCGTTGGATCAGTTTGCAACAGTTGGATACAAGATTAACGGCTTTGCTGTTAAATATCTTGATGCAAGCTCTAAACGAGTTATTGCAATCAATGGTGCTTCAGGAATCTAATGCAAGTAGGAGGGGGTGTGGGAAATCTACTCCCCCTTTTCATAAAATGTTTACACTAGTACCTGCGAGGCAAAAAGCTATGCTTATCGGTGACTTTCAAAAAAGGCTTAAAAAGGCCAATCCTTTGCTTTATGTTCAAACGGATAAGTCTATAAAAAGAGAAGAAGGTCATAGACATTCGGGTATTTACCTAAAAAATCCTAAAAGACATGATATAAACGTGTCTACTGAACAATATGGTACTGTAAACTCTAACCATATCAAATATTTAGAAGCCCTAGAAAAAGGTGAGTTTGACTCATTTATTTGTGGAATTTGTATTGACTTTATTCCAGAATATGATATATTCAATCTAGAGTATTCAAGAATGTGCGTACCGGGCTGGCGCAGTATAGCTTTAACACTGGTAAATAAAAAAGTAACAACCCTAGATAAAGTAAGAAAAGCATTTAATTGCAAGGGTTTAGGCGAATCAGATTACGATAAAATGAGCTTCTTTCAGAAGCTAGAATTCGCAAAGAGGTTTGAAGATGGCAATTAATCAAACAACAGGCTATACTGGAAATGATATAGTTTCTAGAGTTACTAACTACGTAGGTAATACCAGCTCTACTTTTAGAGATTACGTTCGAGAAACTGTCCCACTAGCAATATTTAGATTTTGTAAAATGCATGACTGGTCTTTTTTAAGAAAGACCGGCCTTACTCTTAATACAGTTACAGGACAAGCAGAATACGATCTTTCCGTAGCTAATATCGGTTTTTTAATGGCGTCTACTGACGTTGAAACAATTCGAGCTGAAGCTGATGGTGTTGTCATGAAACGAATTGATTTAAATCAAATTAGAAGATTAGACGCAGAAAATAGTGATGGTTCTGTTAATGATACTCCTTCACACTGGGCTATTACAGGAGACAATTCAATAAGAATTTGGCCTCCAACAGTTAAAGCAATGGCTCTTAAAATTGATGGTAAAATAACACCTACTGTACCAGATCCAGATAGCATGACATCTGCAGTACCAATTCCATATAAATATCAAGAATCTTTAATTGAATATGTTATTGCTTTAGCCCTTGATCGTGAAAATGATGATAGAGCATCGGTTAAAAAGCAAGAAGCTATGGCATTAATTAGATCTGACATTTTAGATGACATGAGAAATCTTGGTGAAACTGAAAACCCAAGAATTAAATCTTTAATGGAGTCTCGTTTTGACGGTGTTAATGGTAACAGCGACGTTCCGGGTTTTAATGTTTGGGATGAGTAATGGGTACTAAGAATTACGTATCAGAATTAGAATATTCAGATGCAAAGGGTTTAGATACCACTTCGCCTGAAAATTTAATGGCTCCGGGATACGTACGCGAAGCTCTTAACATTAACATTGGTTCTACCGGTGGTTATGTAAAACGCAGCGGTTTTGTGGAAGCTTTAGATACGCCGGCAACAGGTTATAATATTCGTCAAGGTATTGAATTTAAATTAAGTAATGGAACTGCCCAAACTTTATTATATGCTACAAACAATTCTACAGCAGCCTATTTAGGTAAAATAGTAGCAGGCAGTCTTGTTTCTGTTAAAAGCGGCTTTGGTTTTAATGGTAGACCTTCTTTTGCACAATTAAGTGATAGTCTTTTTGTGTTTGACGGTGGCAAGGTACTAATACCACAAGTTTATGAAGCCCAGTCTGCTACAAGAGATATGGGCATCGATCCCCCCTCTGCCCCCCCAACAGGTTCTGCCTCTGCAGGTGGTGATCTTGAAGAAGGACAATATGTTTATGCTTACACATATGCCTTTTATTATAACAATATTTTAGTAGCTGAAAGTAGTCCTTCAGAGTTATCTTTAACTATAGATACAACAGCAACGGATAAAACAATTAATTTAGTTTTAACAGATTTACCTACCTATGGTAATGCCAATTTAGCCCATTTAGATAAAAAAATAAGAATTTTTAGAACGGTTGTTAATGGTAGTATTTTATTTTTAGAAGCTGAAATAGAAGCTAACTTAACAGCATATATATCAAATGTATCCGATTATGCATTGCAATCTGAACAAATGTCTGTAGATAACACAAGACTTACAGAATATACAGACTATGATGAAGCAAGATTTCCAGTTATTGCAAGAAACAGACTTTTAGTATTTCATCCATCTATGAATAGAGGAAGATTTTCTAAAATTGGATTTAACGGGCCTTTACCAGAGAGTTTTCCTGTGGTAAACGAATTTTCAGTTGAGGGGCAGTTCGGAGCTGCAGATGCTGTGGTAGGGGCCGGTCAAATTAAGGGTATTCCAATTGTTCTAAAAGAACGTTCAGTTGGTAGATTAGAAGAAGTAGGTCTACCAGACTTAGGTAGAAATGAAGACCCTGT